GTCGTACCTGTAATATTGGTTGCTGTGATATTGGTTATAGTTCCTGTCGTAGCAACAACAGTTACACCATGAAGAGTCTTCCATCTTAAAGAGGCAGCACCAAAGTCATGTTGATCATCTGTAGCTGGATCTAAATCAGCATCTACACGAGCTGTGAAAGTTACAGTATCACTTGTGGCATTACCTATATCTGTATTACCTAGTACCGAAGCATTTCCAGTAACGGTTAAATCTCCACCTACTGCTAGATCATCAGTTATTACTAGGTCATCAGTAACGTTTAAATCTACTGCATTAACTGTAGTAAAATTCGCAGTCGTACCAGTGACTGTAGTACCTGTTATGTTTGTCGCAGTTGCATTTGTAAATAGACTGTGAGTACCAGTGACTGTAGTACCACTGACAATAGTAGTAAAACGTCCACTAACAGCATTAACGGTTGTACCTGTAAAGGTTACTGCCTTAACAGTAGAACCCTCAATAGCACCACCAGTTATGTTGGTACCACTGATAGTTCCAGAAACAGTAGCATTCTGCTGTACCAGTAATCCGCTTATAGTTGATAGGTTACTTACAGTTAAACCGGAAGAAGTAGTTGCTCCTGATACGGTTAAATCATTTTGAATTATTGTACTTCCGCTGATAGTCCCGCCTGTCCTAGGCAAATAATGAATATTTAAATACGCTTTTGTACCTGATATTGTTAACTTTTTATTCTTTAATCCAGGATCAGGCTCAGATACATTTACAACTGTTAACAGATCATCTTCTGCTAATTGAAGACCTGCCTGTTCCTGTAACTCGCTAATTCTACGATTTGCCACGACCTATAAATATGCATGCTTATTTAACAATTATAGATCCAGTATTCTAGCTCTTATTTAACATTTATCTCCAATCTTGGCAGAAAGTCGTTAACAACATTCCAAGTAAATTGCACTCCAGTAACTAAACCACAAGACAAAAGTAAAATAATAACTATCTCTGCAAGTGTTAGATTCCTTCTAACATAAATTACTTGAGGTTGAGGTGGCGAAACAGGTGCATTTTGAGCTAGAGTTTGTTGTATAGCCAGGTCTCTAGCACGGGCTTTCATTTGTTGTAATTGTTCCGGAGTAATTTGAGGATTAACCGGTGGCTGACTAGGAGGTACTTGTTCTTCCATCACTGAAAAACTATTTACTTTTACATTAGCATCTAATCGACAGGAGTGGTATCATGAGTCCAGGATTACGTAAAGGTTTGGAAGATATAGCGTGGGAATTAAAGGGCATAAAGAATATTTTATCGGCTATTTGGCATAGTCGTTATGAAAACAATTCCACAGATGTTTTAAACCCTCAAGCATTTGCAGATGAATACATTAGCACCGAAGAATGCTCTCGTAGACTGGGAGTTTCAGATCAGACCCTTCGCAATTGGATGGCTTTAGGTAAAAAGAATCCTGAAAAAGGTTGGGTCGAAGGTATACATTACGTGAATGCTTCTCCTGATTCAGGTAGAAAAGCATTGATAAGAATACCGTGGAACCAATTAGTACAATCTTTTGCTAAAAATAGAGACTTTAATTCACAAGATTATCGTAAAAAAGCTTCACCTATGTATATAACAACTAGCTCCGGTAAATTAACATGATAGCTCATCGCTTCATTAACATCGATATAACAGAAGTTACCTTAGAAAACTATAAAGAAACCCTATCCGAATCTTTACAATTACAAGTGGAAATGTTTATACCTCCAGAAGGTTCATTTGACACTGGTTGTTTAAAAAGATACCTAGAAAATGTTAAAACTTATGAGGAAGAAGATGCTAATTCAAATATGACTTTAGCGAACAGATTACGAATTGCTTTTAAAGATATGACCCCAGATACTATTTGCGGTAAGTTTCCTAAGGCTGAGTTACCTTTAAAAAGACGATTACGTTGTGTAGCTGAATATTTAATTAGGTCAGGAGAGTTTAATAAAGTAAGAGATAGTAATGGCAAATTAGTAAAGAAGCGTGGTATTTTAGGAAAAATGGTTGTTCTTTATCAACCGATGCCTAAACTACTTGACTCATTAACTAGACAGGGACTATTAAAAAAATGAACAGAAGAGAACGCTTAATTGCCTCAGTCATTGGTCCAGAGATGGACCCAGAAAAGGCTGCTTTTTTAGATACAACAATCAAATTCATCCTTGCTGATCAGGGAGAACAATATTTAAAGTTCTGGAAACTTAAAGGTCCTGGTGTTATGCGTCTAATACCAACACAAGAAAAAGATGCTTGGTGTACATTAGATGACCTTAGAGAAGATATACGTCTATGTGAATCTCTTAATAACGATGATTTAGGTGAAAGTTTAAAAAGAATATTAAATAAAGCAGAGCAAATTGATCCAGCAAAAGTATCTGGTTACATGATATTAGATAATGAAGGTATTAGATATGTTGAGATTGATTATGATAACTTCGATAAAGTAGATGCCTCTCCTTGCTCTCTTAATTAATGCCTATACATGATGTCACCAAAAGGAGAGAAGACCTAGAATTAATTACTAATTACGACCTAATTGCATCTGCTCATGCTTTATTAGAAGGTATTGAATTAGATGTAGCTAGTTCAAAAGTAGCAAACACATATGTAGAGGCTGATAGTTATTTTACACCCAGTGATGATAGTCTTAATTGTCAACAATGGTACGGTAATGTTTATCTCTTTCCTCCAAGTGGTGCATACTTTTGGGACAAGAAAAATGATAAATGGAAGATGACTCGTGCATCATCTCCAAGTTTAACTTCTTCCCATGCAGTTTGGTTTCGTAAGTTATATAAATCGTGGTTAGCTAAAGAAGTAAAACAAGGACTCTATTTTACAAATTGTCCGGACATGATTAGATACGAACAAAAGATATTTGACTTCCCTATTTGTATATTAAAGACTGCACCTACGTTGTTAAAAAATACAAGTAAAGGTGTTAGTTCGCATAAAACTTGTACATCCTTTCTTGTATATTTACCACCAATAGAGGACTCTTCAAGAATGATAGAAAAGTTCATAGATATTTATGATGAAAAAGGTAGACTCCTTTGTTAGATTAGATATACTCGAAGAACACAAAAGGGGATTATGAGTATCTTATCGGACTGGGAAATTAAACATCTTGTTGAAAAGGAAAACATGATAGAACCCTTTGTATCAAAGGAGATTAAGGAAATTGATGGTAAGAAAACTCTCAGTTATGGCTTAGGTTCTTATGGTTATGATATACGTCTATCTGAAGAAAGATGTTTACTGTTTGGAGGTACTGGCTCAGGTACTTGTGATCCCAAAGATTTTGATTCCGACATATTAAAAGCTACTGAATTACACGAAGATGAGAGAGGTAAATACTTCATATTACCCCCTTTTGGATATTGTTTATGTAGAGCAGAAGAAAAGTTAAAATTACCTAAAGATATTACTGTTGTTGCTGTTGGAAAATCTAGTTATGCGAGGTCAGGAATTTTCTGTAATATAACTCCAGCTGAAAGTGGATGGGAAGGCTATTTAACATTACAGATTAGTAATTGCACCTCCTTATTTAATAGAATTTATGCCAATGAAGGCATTACTCAATTGTTATTTTATAGAGGTAATCCTTGTGATATTGATTACCCAGAAAGGAAAAGAAAAAATATAAACAAACCTATAGGTGTTTAGTTACATATAAAAGGATTTACCAAACTGTGGTTTTGGTTTAGTTGCATACTCTGTAGACCCTCCTCCAGGTCCTCCAAAATTCCGTCCTCTAAGACTTGGTAACTCAACACCTCCTATATCAGCCTTACCTACAGGTATACGTCCTCCTAAAGAAGGTTCATCAAAACCTGATCTTTGTCTAAAGGAACCAGCTGCTTTTGCTGCTTTAAAGAATTTTTTAACTCTGCCTTGATCATCATTTATATCTTCCACATCTCCACGTTTATCTATATCAATACGACGTAGGTCTACATCATATCCTTGCTCAGGATTTAAGTCGGTTATCTCTGACCCTGAAGTACCTGAGTCTTGCGTAGGGTCGTAAGTAGGATCGTAGAATCTTGCCATGATACCATTGTAAGAGAAAGAAATCATACCCTATATAGTCATGCTTGGTGCAACTAACTTTTTAAATGATTTCGTTAAAGACGAAGTTAAATGTAGAGGTCTATCTGTAGAAGATTTCGGTACTGAAATAGATAATGAAAAAAATGATATTCCTCTGTATGATATGTATAATCGAGGATTAGCAGTATGCGAAGAGGGAATGGAGAGACAGAATCTGGGACTGGAGGGTCAGAGACCGGGTATGACGGGTTATATTCCATCGATGGAGGAAGCAGTGGAAAGGTATCCAGGGGTTTCAGTGAGACCAAAAACCCTCTTACTGGCGTTAGGCTCTCCGAATTCGAAAACAGGGAAGTAAATAAGACAATGGAAGAATGTACTGATGGCTTTTGTCCTATGCCTTCTCTTGAGAAGCCTTTACATTTTTTTGATCCTGTAGATAAACCAATGCACTATGCAGCTGGTGCTGTGGAATGCATAGATGCAATAGAAGCACAGCTTACGCCAGAAGAATTCCGTGGTTATTTAAAAGGTAATGTAGCTAAGTATATGTGGCGTGAACGTAAAAAAGGAGGAACAGAGTCCTTAAAGAAAGCTAATTGGTATTTAAACAGGCTAATAAACTTAAATGGCTAGAGGTTCATCGTCGTCTTCATCTAATTCTTCTTCAAGATGTTTTTTAGATTTGGCGACAAGATCTAATAGTTCAATGTCCGTTGGGACATCAAAATCTATATCAACATTTTCTTCTGCCATAAGAGACTTGAGAGCGTACCATTCCATTAAACGTTGGTGATACAAGCTTAACAAGGCGTAGTAAAGCTGATCCCAAGTCATCTCGGTGGCTCTCATCTCAGCTTTCCTCATGGAAAACTGTAGCTCTAACGGCAGTTGGAATGCTTTTGGCTCAACT